TCGTCAAGGTGCCAGTGTAAATGCCGCCAGGGCCGTACTGAACACCTGCACGAACGTCGGATGGGTCGGGATAAAGAGGTGCATGAACGGCACTACCAACAACGATAGCGCTACCTGCATCCAACGCACCTGATGAAGCGTGGATTCGGATGCGGGCCGCACTGCCCACAACCGCAGAACCCGGCCCAACCAAAGCGCCGGAAGCAACGTGGTTAACCACTCCGGCGGTGCGGGCCGCGCTACCTGAAACAACAGCATTACCAGCATCAAGCGTGCCCGATGTGGCGTGTATGCGACTGCGAGCAGCCGCCCCTACAATTGCAGACCCCGGACCTGTCAGTGCCCCTGTGGTGTCGTGCGTTACCGCACCGCCACCTTTGAATAACAGAAGCAGTGACATTAGGCGTCCGCAGGTCTAAACCACCAAATCCGCCACGGATGCTCTGGGTCGTAGTTGTCCTGAATGACGGCCAGTTGTTCTTCCGGCTCAGAACGCAACGCCTTGGCGTCTAACGCCTCCTGACTTGTTGCATACGCGCCCAGACAAATCTCGTAGCCCATGGTTGCCTCAGTTGTAGCCGTAAGTACCGCCACCTTGGTACTGGTTGATCTCAATCACTTCGTCGGTGATGATGTCCTCAGTGAACCGAATGTAGGTGTCGCCGGTTGCCCCTGTGTTGAGGCCGTTGTACATATTTAAAACTGTGCCTGCGGCCATTGTTCCGGCGTTGCGAACTTTTAGCGTGATCTTGATACGCTCACCAACTGACATCGCTGTGCTGGTCGGCGTAATGTTGGCCGTCCTTGCCGACTCAGATGTGCCGTATTCCAATCCAACAACAGTGTCTGGAACAATCGTGCTGAGAACCGATCCAGCGTTGTCACATCGTTCAATCAAAACACCAGCAGCGGCATTGACAGTGCCAACACTTTCAGACCCGCGAATGTTTGGAGTTACTGTCCCGCTGATCGTGACCGCTGCCGAGATTGGCTCAGTGAACCATTGAACCGCCTGACCACCGGCGGTCAAAGTAACCTGAATATTGGTGCCTCCGGCAACGGCTGTCGTGGTGGCAGTACTGGCTGCTCGACCGCGCATCTGACTAGCGACACGATCCCCTGCGCCACCTAGTGACGACACCAGTGTTCGCAGGAAAAAGTTGGTTGCCATCAGATCTCATACCCCCAGACAGTGAACGTCACCGTCTGTGCACCTGTTGTTGTTACGCGCAGCACATAGTCCGCCGTGCCGCGAATCGGGGTCGGAAACGACATGATGACGCCGGGTTTGTTAGTCGCGCTTGGAACAAACTCACCATCAAACACAGCGGCGTCAGTGCCTCGCGTGTAGGACGTATCACCGCTAGCTCCGAACCACAAAATGCAAGTGCCCGAGTTTGTACCACCAGATTGAATCTGAAGCGAGGTAATGACAACTGCTTTAGTTGAGGCAGGCGTCCAGAGCGCGGTGCCGGTCTGAGCAGTGGTGTATTGCGCCCCCTTAAATGTTAAGGATGAACCACGAACGCGATCCCATGTCGTGCCGTTGAACCCGTACAGTCTTGCCTGCGTGTGCAACTGATTGACAGCGTTTGTCTCGGCGTCAGTGCCTGACGTATCGACGCTGACAGCGTTGGTGCCATCGCCAACCTGCACCTGACCCTGAACCCGGCTGACATCAACCAGCATGCCATTGCTGGCATCTGCAGGGATCAGCGTCCTGTCGCCATCAGTGCTGATGGCAAGCTTCATCAACTGGATCTGTTCGCCAGTCCCGGTAACTTGATCCGTGGCGATGTCAGCGCCGGAGCCGGGGGTAATAGGTACGTTATCGGCCATGTTACGCGCTCAGTGCGGTGTAGGTCAGAGACGAACATGAAACTGTGTCGCCACTGGCTACAGTCAGCCCGTTGGTCATATTGATGTCCGATCCAGATGCGGCCACCGCGCAGTGGATCACCACCGTCCCGCCGCTGGTCTGCAGCGTGGCAAACGCGACCGGCGAAGCGTTACCTGTAGCGTTGGTGTCTGAGGTAATGCTGTTGGCGGTGGCCGTACCGCTTGACGATGCACCAAACGCAGTCGCGCTCAAGGGCAGCGTAGCTACGGCTGTGCCGGGAGAGGCAACAGACGATGGGCTAATACGAAACACCAAGTTGCCGCTAGTACCAATCAGCGCCGTAACAGCGTCAGTCGCTGCGTTCCGGGCTGCTGTGCTGTGGGTCACTGCCATTGGTCAATTCCTCAGATGTGATTCTGCCGACCAGTTCGACTTCTTCGACCTTGCCGGTGTCTTTGCGAGTGATCTGCAGCGTAAAACGCAGTTCACCAGGCTGTCCTTGCAGTTGAATCATGCCAAGAACTTGAGTTTGTACAGAGTTGACAAATACTGACCGACGATCTCGTCGATGATGTTCTGAATCGGTGTGTCGCTCTTATCACACACCTTGTAGCGCATTTCTTCAATGTCCTTGAGCGAATCCTCAAGAAACTCGACGATATTGCCTGTTTTCTTAGCGCTCATCAGCGCAATTGGCCCGATCAGGCCATGCCGGCCCTGATAGGCTTCTGCAAACTTGTCCGCTAGTTCCACGATGTTGTCGTAGAACTCGTTCAGAGCCGAGTGTTTGGAAAAGGACCGAGTATTCAGATGCACGGAATGGGCTACATCCCGCGCCAGAAACAGCGTACCAACGAAATCAGCGCAACTCATTGTGGCATCTCCTGAGCGCGTTCAGCAATCGCCATATCGCCAGCGGTCATCACATCACGAAGGGTCTGCATGACCACTTCTTGAACTTGCTCGGGCTGCATCCCGGCAGCAACAGCTTGCAGTCGCCGGGTTTCAGCCTCATAGGTCTTAATTTCCGCATCAGTTTGAACTTTGAAGCGGTCAATCTCAAGCTGCTGAGCCTCCATCGACTGCTGAACCCGCTGGAGCATACCTGCCATCTGCTCCATCTCCTGGCCCATAGCTTGGATTTGGAGATTGGCCGCTTGGAGCGCAGGATCTTCTTCATCGGTGAGAATCTTCGGGTCAATGGTCTTGGCGAACCGTTTTGCCATCTCTTGAGCGCCAGGCCAGTCCATGTTCTTGACGAACAGGTCGCCTGCCACCGCCCACAACTGCGGATTGCCCTGCAGCAGTTGCGCCATCGCCTCCAGCGACTCCTGCCGCTTGGTAGCGTAGCCCGGTCCGGTGACAACCACAACGTCGTACTTGCCGACGCTCGGGTTGTAGATCTTCTCAATCACCACGCCCTGCTCGTCAACAATCTTCTTGACGGGTTCAGGCTGCATCGGGTTCATCTTGACCATGCTCGACTCGCCATCTTCACCGATGATGCGAGCGATGCGCTGCGTGTCGTAAATCTTGGGGATCAGATCCACCAGTTGCCGGGTGACGTAGCGCACAGCACGGGCGAGATTGTCAACGTAGTGATACGTCCCCGTGTCGCCCTCGCGCTGGCGGGCCAAAATAGCCCGGCCAGACCGCTCGTTGGACACTTGGCCCAGCGAGGCGTCATATTGACCAGTGGTGGACTTAACGTCCTCAGACGCCCCAAGTTTTGCTTGTAGCAGCCCACTGGAGGCCATTGGCGGCTGCGCCCGCTGTGGCAGAGGCAGCATGTTGCCCTGACCGTCGGTAACGTCAGGGTTGACCTCCAGATACGGCCAGTTCTGCGTGTTGGCCGTTTTCCACTGATTCTCGTAGCCCTCAAACTGACCGCCGTAGCCGATGAACGGGGCTTTTGGGGCCAGCGCCAGCATCTCGGCTTCTTGGCTCACCCAGTAGTTGTACATCCGCTGCGCGTCTTTGGCGTTACGCACCAGACCGCTCAGGTACACACGCCCTTCGACCTCAAACTCGTTACCCACGACGCGCACAACAGGAATGTACTTGCCCGCCCAGTCGCGTTCCTCAAGGATCTCGTAGCCGTTGATCTTGCACCACTTGACCTGCTTGCGGTCGGCCTGACGCGAGCGCAGCGGCTTGCCGTACATGGACCGCATCTGCTTGTCCTCGGGTGTGCCGTTGAACGCAGTCTGGTTGCCGGGGTACAGATTGAGCGTGGCGCGGGTGTAATCGACGTAGAAGTACTCAGCGATCCGCACCGTGTTCTCGTTGAGCCACTGGCTCAGAGACTGGTCGCCCACACCCAGACTCATTAGAGTACTCATGGGCGCAGCGTCGGGGTACAGGCGCTCGTACTCCTCTTTGGTCAGATCTTCAGTGATGAAACACCACTTGGCGTCCGATCCGCAGGGGTCTTGGATCATTGGGTCCATGTAGACCGAGAACGAGTTGCGAACCCGCCCGATCTTGATGTCCTGATCGAAGGTATCCTCGTCGCAGTACTCGGTCAGAATGCGGACGTAACCCTCACCAAACGTCACCTGGTTCTCGCAGGCGGTGTCATAGGCTACGTCGGCGTCCGAGATGTACTCAATGTGCCGCACGACGCCATCAAATACCTCGGCCACCTCAACGTCGGCGTTGTCGTCAGCCGGGATGACCTTGCCGTGCGGTCGGTTCTGCCGCTGGTCGTTGGTGACCTGGCGAACGTGCTGGGGCAGCTTGTTGATCGTCAGGCACGGGCGGGCGTTGATGGTCTGCCCTTGCACCGCACCTCGGGTCGCCAGCACATCGGCGGGCCATTGCCAGTGATTGTCCGGGCTACCTGCGAAGAAGCGCAGGTCGTCGATCTCGTCCTCGCGTGTCTCGCTGTAGGCCGAAATCGCCATGTTCAGGCGAGAACGAGCCGTAGACAGGATGTCAGAGGTGTTAGCTACTTTCCCCGCAGCGGCAATCCCGGAGTAATCCATATCACTTCTTCTTTGTTGGCGACTTCTTGGCCGCAGCACGCTGAGTGGAGTAGGCGATGGCAACGCTTTGCTTAATAGGTTTGCCTGCTGCCATTTCAGTCTTTACGTTCTTGCGAAAGGCGGCGGAAGAAGGAGATTTAACCAGCGGCATGTCAGTTCTCAAAAATGCGGTCTATGATCGCAGCAAGGATCAAAAACGCAGCTAAAAGAAGCAGAAACTTCATTTCTTCTTGGCCGTTTTAGCCGACTCTTTGAACGCCTTGTCGGTAGGTGCGCCCTTGCTGCCGGGCTTACGCATCTTCTCGCCAGATCCGGCCTTGATGCGAGCCTGTTTGGCATGAACGTTGGCATAGAGTCCGGGTTTCATCAGCATTTCCACCGTTTAAGAGATGCTTTGGCCCGTTCAGCCGGACCCTTGGCGTTCTTCACAACCCCTGTCATGCGGGCGCAGAACGATGCCTTACGGCCCTTATCGGCCTCAGTCTTGGGGCTAGGCGCGGGTGCCTTGAGGTTAGACCCCGTGGCGGCGTTGTACTTGGCTCGACCTTTGGCGGTCAAGCCAGCGCCCTTGGACGCGGGCAGCTTTTCGCCCCGACCAACGCTTAACGACACGCCTTTTTTAGCCGCCATTACGCACCTAGCCAAGAAGTAGTCTGAAACTGACGGTTTTGAGTCACAGTCCGCCGTTGTGCCCGCTCATTGTACTCCCGATGGGCCACAGGGAACGCAAACGTGACGGCAATAGCGTCCGCAGCGTCCGGTGAGGCCAATCCACGGGCTTTCATCTCTTTTTTGCCTTCAAGAAAGATCGTTCCCGCCGAGTTAGGCTTGATTGTCGGCCCTGTAAGGTCGGCCTTGAGCGCCCGGTCGTTCGGAATCGACGCCGTTCGCAGCCAATCCTTCATCGTGCCCCACAATTCAGCCCGTTTGTTGCCGTACATGATCGGATTCTTGGCTTTCCAGCCAAAATTAACCCCTCGGACGACCTTATAGCGCTGCTCGTGCAGCCGGTCAAGGATTCCGTAGCCCAGACCACCCTCGTCCAGCACCACCAGCGTCGGCTTGTACTCCTCAATAGCGTCGATCACCCGCCCGACGATGGTCATCGTGTCCTCGCCGTGGTACCGATGCAGCGCGATCAAGTCGCGCCCTTGCCTGACCGCGATGACCGTGCTGTCCGCACCGCCCCGTGCCGGGTCTACGCCAATGACGATAGGCGCTGTGATGTCCTTGTACCGGGGACGAGCGGCTGCGTCAGCCACAATCGCCGGGCTGATGAACTGATCATCCCCCGCTGCCGGGAACTCACCGTACACCTCAACGCGAGCCTGACTAGAGTCCTCGCCGTACTCCGCGATGATCTGCTCATAGACCTGCTTGTCAGTGTCCTCGACCGTGCGGGCGTCCACCTGGCGCGTCGTCCAGAAGTCCCTCTTGGCGTGAAAGCACTCAAAGAAGTACCCTGTATTGCGCCGTGGGTTGCTGAACGCGAACCAGTACCGGTCTAGGATGTTTTCTGTGAAGAAGCCCGCCCCCACTGACCAGATGCCGTCCGGGATACCGCTGGCCTCGTCGAACACCAGCATCATGCCGTCCATATTATGGACACCAGCGTAGGCGTCTGGGTTCTCCTCAGACCACAGCTTCCCCTCAGCGCCCCAGTAGCGCGTGCCCTTCTTGAGATCCCGCTCGACCAGATCCGTCAGCCACTTGGCAGGCGTCAGCTTGGTTGCGCTGATCTCCCACCAGTGAGCGTTCAGCACCATCGTCGCCCACTTGGTCAACTCACCCCATGTGACCGACCTTAACTGCGCCTCGCTGTTGGCGCTCACGATCACACTAGACCCAATCCGGGTGGTGAGCATCCACAAGATCAGCCAACTCACCAGCGCCGACTTGCCAATACCACGCCCTGACGACACCGCCTCTCGCAGCGTGTCCATTGAGACTTGGCCTTTGTTCTTGTCAATATGCGCCTTGATGTCGCGCAATACCTGACGCTGCCACATGCGCGGGCCTTTGTGATGCGCCAGTGGCGTGTTGGCCTGGCCCCAAGGGAACGCAAAAAGAACAAACGCCTCGGGGTCGTCCTTGATCTTTGCAGACCAAAGACGCGCCATCAGCGTCTGTTCGTCATCGGGGCTGTAGATCGGCTTTTGCATGTTGATGCGTCAGTTGTATACCGGGCTGCTGTTCCAACACCTCTGTCACCGCACCCTCGATGACGCGCCCCTCAGCAGCTTGAAGCGCACCCAAGATGCTGATGCGCTGCTCGACCTCGACCGAGATCGCCTGCTTGGCGACCCAGCCGTGGCTGTGCTTCAAGATCTCCAGCGCCGCCTTGGAGTCGCCCGCTGCCGCTGCTGCGTGCAACGCCTGACTGTTGGCACGCTCACTGTCAGCGCGGCCCTTGAGTTCGGCAATATGGGCGATTTGGTCAAGCTCTTTAAGTCGGTTGAACTCCGTCGGCAGCATTCCGGCTGCTAACGCCAGCGAGTCACCCTTCAGACCAAGATACGCCGCTTCGTAGATGCGCTCCAACGTCGCTTCCGTCGCTTTGATCTGTCTGACTGTCAAAGGAAGGCTTTTGAATGTCATGCGCGAAGTTTAACTAAAAAAGGTATGCCTAGATAGCCCATGCAATGAAGTTGTGTGCATTGTGCGGTTTGCATAAAAAAAATTTCTTGTGGCCCCACCGCTAACGTTTGGCCGGTCGGCTTGGCCCTCCCCCCCGCCAGTGCGCCCTAGCCGCACGGCATCGAGCCGACCGCCGACCGCCGACCGCCGACCGCCGACCGCCGACCGCCGACCGCCG